TTTGGACAGATCGTAAATAGATCAGATCAGAGGGCATACTTAAATACCTTTGTGATGCAATAGTTGAGGTCGTAGCATATTTTCGTAAATCATCATAGTCAACTTTACCAGCTATATCTAATTCTGTGTTTCTAATAAATTGATCTATGAGAGTGTCTGACAGCACATTACTATCAACCTCTGTATAGTTTCTTACTTGAGTTAAAAAATTTGCGTGAGTTATTGCCATTATCTATCCTGAAACATTTATTGAACCACCCATAGCCGGGTGATTACTACAATAATAATATAATGTGCTTGGTGCGTCACTAGCTACAGTAATCTGTGTGTACTCTGACGTAGTCGTTACACCTGTCGTATAAGCAGAACCAGAATTATGTGTACCATCGCTTGTTGTACTAATTCTTAAGGGGTGAAGACTTGCACTATCTGGTTGTGAAAATCTGTAAGTGTTACCTCTAACAAAATTAGGTGTAGCTTGTCTTACACCATCAATAAAATATTTATTTCCATCTGCGGTACTGACAACAGTCACCGCCAATATTGTTACAGCAGTTGCATCAACAGTGATTTTTCCCACTTCAGCAGTTAGTTCTCTTTTTCTATTTTCAGCAGAACCATCATCAGGTACCATACTTCCATATTGTGGATCTGCATCTGTTGATGTTTGTGAAATAGAACCTTCTGTTCTGAAAGCAAAATCACCTGGAAGTGTTAAATTAACAACAGCCTGCCCACCACCTCCAGAATCTGTTACAGTTTGATCTGAGGTTGAATCGTTTATAAAAGGTTGGGTTGGTTGTTGAAATCTTTGACTTCTGGCATTGGCAAGTCCAATGGCATCTGCAGTGATATGCTTTTTTCTTATTTGAGGCTGTTTACCTTCATATTCTGATTTATGAACAAAAGATCCATTCCACTCTCTAACCATTTCTCTGTAAGGAAAGGCCATACCAGAGCGATCAGAAATTGCTTTTGCATATTTACCACGAGCATAGGGCATTTAGAATACCCCTTTAAACTTTGTCCCTCGAACAGAAGCACGACCACCATTAGAAAATTGTTGTTTTTTATTTTTAATTTTTTGAATGTCTTCTTTCAAGCCACCACTTTTTGCCATACCTAATTGTTGATACACATTTTGTGAAGTTAAATTACTTTGACCTGTAAATTGTGGCATATTTCTAAAACTGTGACGAGTTTGTAATCTTTTTAAAGCAGCCGCTTGTTTATCATATTCTGGATCACCTGCTCTTTGAGCACGAGTAACATCGTAAGTATATTTTTCAGGTGCACCTTTAACGTAATAATCTCTTGGTTGATATGTGCCAAAAGGACCAGTGTTTTGCCCAGGAGCATTTGAGCCATAAGCTGTTTGTCCTCCACCTGTATTATAAGGTCCAGCAGAAGTTCTAAACTCTCTATTGTACCCTTTAGGTAATTCATAAACAGGTTTAGATGGCGGAGGAGGTGTATATCCTGCAAGACCAGCACCTGAACTGCTTCTCTGCAAAGTATAAGGTGTTCGTGTTCCTGTTTTTTGTTCAGTAATTGTCAAGCCTTTTAATCCTTTTTCTGCGGCAGCTATTTCAGGCGATAAATCTCTGTAATACCCAGTGGTTCTAGTTGGACCTTTCATACTTTCATCATAATATTGACGAGTGGGTGTAAATCTTTCTGATTTTAAATCCTCTCTTATTTTTTTAAACTGTTCTTCTGAGGGTTTGGCATATTGTTTATCAATAGATTTAAAATAAGCCTGTCGCATTTGCTCAGGCATATTAAAAGTTGTTTTATATTGAATATCTGCACGCTTATCAAAAGTTTTTTGTTCCTGAGATGTTAATCTATCTCTATACCCTTTAATTGTTTTGTACAGTTCAGGACGAGATTGTTCAAGTGCTGACATGTAGCCACCACCTTGTCTTTTAAATATACGCATACCTTTCATATTACACTCCTTGTGGGAAATAAGTTTGTGGGGTTATATAAACAGATGTTCTTTGTCCATCTTCGTTTAAAGCCCTTGACAACTCATCCTCATAAATTAATTTATTTTGTTGTACTACTTGTGGATTATACTTCATAGACAAATAATATGCTAGACCAGCGACCATACAAGGTATAAATCTAAACACAACATCAGCTTGATTCGTATAACCACCAGCATCTTCTATTCTTTTTAAATAATAATATTTTATATAAGTATAAGTAGAGGCATCTGGTGTTTGATATAACGTTATTGTTGGTGTTGTTTGTCTGTCCACATAATATTGTGAAGGTTGTCCTGTAGAACCTTTATTAGGTAAAGCTGCATATTCACTTCTACTAATCTTCGTTAATGAAACATCATTTGTTGAAGAAGTGGTACCTGTTGTTGTACTTACATAAGCTTCAAGAATATCATTCGCATTCGTTGGTGCTGTGTAAGTCGCTGTCCCGTTTGTCAGTAATTGTTCTTTTAGTTCTACTTTCCACAAGTGAACTCCGCGGTTTCCCCATTCGCTGAAAAGAATATTTAAACTTCTTCTTGCAGATTTTAAATCATACCCACTGTTAGTACGAGCACCTGTTCGCTCATATGCTTCTTGGATGATATCGTCAATATCGAGATCAAATGTAGTTGTTCCTGATGTAGCCATAATTCATCCTAACTTCTGTGTATTTGGTTTGGATCTTTAACTCCTTGAATTGCAATACCACCAAATTTTTTTTTCTTAATGTCTTTTAATTCAGCAGATCCTGCTACTGTTGGTGCAAGGGCTGCACCTATGACACTTTTTCTTAACCCTGCTTTAGGATCTAACACTTTTCTTACTAATTTTTTAAAATTTTTAAAAGACATTTTTTCTATTTCTTTGGATGTTTTACCTGAATGTCTTTCTAGATATTCAACTCCATCTTTTAAGTGTGGATCTTTTCTTGAACCTCCCTCAAGTTTTAATTTATCTTTTGTATTAAAAAAAAGTTCGCTTTTTTTATCCATAATTCATCCTAGTATATTGGTGTTTTCTTTTTAAAGCCACCCTTTGCCATTTTCACGCCCACAGGGCCACCATATTTTTTTCTTTCTATTTGTTGAAGTTCGGAATGCCCCATTTGTGAAGGCACAAAGTAACCCACCAAACCTAATGCTTTACTTCCTAAACTTGGCAAGCTAGTCATTAGTCTACCTTGAGGTGTTAAAACACCTAATTTACTTCTTACAGTATCTTTCACTGTTTTCAATATTTTAGTGTTCTCTTGTTTAGGAATCTTTACAGGTTCACCTAATTTTCCAAAATCAAAGTTCGCTGTGGCTTTAATTTTTTTTATTGTATCTGCGTCTTTTGGTGATGAAACCAATTTTTGAAGATCTTTTGTCTTTATTTTTTTTAAGTCTTCTTTACCAGCAGTCAATCTTATTTCGCTAAATCTTGGCTTCTTACCTTTATCTTTTCCATATCTTTTTTTTTGTGTTTTAGACTCAGCAAATGTATCAATACCTTTTTTTAACTCATCTTGGTCTCTTAAAATGTCTGTTTTAATACCTGTATCAAGTATTTTGTCAAATTTTTTACTCATCAAATCAATTTTTTTTCCATCATTTGCTTGAATAACACCACGACCAATTAAAACATCGGCTTTTGTGATTTTACCATCTTTATTTAAATCTGGGAATTTTTTACTCATAACTAAAGTATACCCTCATAGTAAGTTTCTATCAACATCCCCTTGCTTGCAAAGGTTTTAACATTTGTAGGTTTACCACCCACTCCTTGAGCTTTTGCTCTTTTTCTTTTCACCGCACTTCGTTTTTGTGATTCTGTCATTCTTGCTGCTTTTGAAGCAGGAACACATTTTGGATATTTTCGTTTAGATCCACTTGCTTTTTTTCGTCCACACTTTTGATGTTTACCACCTTTTTTAGGTGCACCAATGTCAACCCAATTTTCTGAAAACCACTTCTTTAAACCCATTACTTTAATAAATCTTTGTAATAAGCAGACGCAGAAGGATTACTTAACACATCACCATCAACATCAACAGATACTGGTGAACCCATAACACTGTGACCACCAACATTATATTTTGGCATAGCATCCATAAGTTTTTGTACATCACTTGCGTTAATTCCTCTTAACCTTTTATCTCTGCTAAGACCACTCACTCCTGTTTCTTTACCAAATTTAAGTAACTGCTTAGCTTGGTTAGTAGCAATATCTTTATCTAATTTAGAAGTACGTCCACCTTCTTCTCTTGCTTTCATAAGCATATCTCTTGTTTTTTTAATATCTTTTCTTTTTTGTGCTTCTTTTTCTATTTCAGTCATCATTCCCTCCTTTGCTGATGTTGGTTTAGGCCCTTTAAAATCTTTTCTTTTTACACCACTTGGGTCTTTAATTTTACCCGCACAGATTTTTGATGCATATGCATTTGCATAGGCGGATGGATATACCTTAAATTTTCTTTTTGCGGCAGCTTTGCCTCTAGGACATAGTTTTGTCATATTTGTAACCCCATCTATTCTCAGACAAATCCCAAACTCGTTTAGTTTCCGTTGGAATACGTACAAGAAAATTGTTAAATCTAATTATGTTTTTAGTGATTTGCATAGTTTATCTTAACACCTTTTTTTTCTTCTTTCTAGTCTTTGCATACTTGCGTTTTTGTGGACCTTTAGTAATTTGTTGTCGCATTTGACTTCTTCCTATTGCCATGGAATATACCTCGTCTTTCCTTTAGCATCTTTATAAGCTTTTAAAAATTGTTTACGACAATCATCAGTATAGGACACATGAACCCATCCACTTTGTGGATCTGATGGTTTGTAGAACTCAAGAATTAACTGATCGTATTTAATATTAGAGTGAATCCAACTAGCAAGTATTTTATTATCCAAACCAAATATTTCAATGTCCGCAGCTTCTCCTTTACAATGTTGAGATTTACTTGAAGAACCTATAGCCTCACTTAAACGAGCTGATCTAAAGCCAGAAGATATTGTTACAGGCATTTCAAATTTATTACGTATGGGTTGAAGAACATTCTCACATAGTTTAGTTAATGCCAAAACCTGATTTTGATTAGGTTTATTTTCAAAACCTAAACGAGTCGCTGTCTGTGATTTTGTCAACTCTGCGAGTGAAAAGTTTTCTGTTAATTTCATATAATTTATTGATTGGATAAGATAGTATTGCCCAAGCACTCCCTATTGATAAAAAAAATAAAAATAGTAGCAATAAGATACAGGTTGCTACAACATCCAAGATATCACTAATAAACCACATAATACAACAACTATAAGGTCTTTATTAGTAACATACAAGTCTTTTATCATATCTTTGTAAAGTTTAATTTTTTCTAACATTTCCATCTCCTTCTCGCCTGACAAATTCTTTTTTTTGGCGTCTTTTTACAATTAATATTATGCATACGCGCTTGTCCTGCACTTCGTGAACAAAACGATTTTCTCCTTTTGGCAGCTTTGCTACCCTTTTTTACTTTACCAGTAACTGCTGTTTTCAGTTTAGAACCGGGGTTCATTCGCCTATAAGCTTTAACCCCAGCTCTTGTCATTCCTGCACCTTTATCTGTTGGTCTATAGTTTTTTTTGTTTCGCTTAGGCATACCACCTTCAGCAAGACCAAACAGATCCAAGTCCTCGTAATAACTATCCATTATCAGTATCAGCAGTTATTGGTGTAACAAAAACAGTTACAGATGTCACATTTGATATTGTTAAATGTATGTCTGTTTTGAACAAAATACCATCTAACGGTATATCTACCTGATATTGATCAGCGGCACTACTAGCAGGTGTTGTGATAACTAATTTTTGTGTACCACTACCACCACCATCTTTAAAGGTTAAAGTTCCTGCACTCGCATGACCAACATAATAGATAGACAATAACCTAGTTCTACCAGATTGAATCGTACCTGTTGATGTTAACGTTTTTGCACCTACATCAGAGTTCATAATTTACTCCTATCTATCAGATGCAGCAAACATATAATCAATTGATGTAACTTTAGTGCCAGTAGCATTACCTGATAAAGACATTGCCGCTATTGTTAAAATTTCATCAGTTGGAATATTATCTGTATGTGTTGCAACCAATTTTCTATTTACAAAAAAGTCAACTTTTCCTGTGCTCTGACAACGAATACTTAATGTAACATCAGTATCGTTTTCCATATCAATGCCAGAATCTGTTGAGGTTTCTGTGCCATCTTTTTCTGTTTTACAAAGAAGTGACGCATCTCCGTCATCTTTTTGAAATACAATACGATCAGCTGCTGTAAGCATAGCTTCAGGATTTGTTGCAAAGTTAACAGTTAAACCAAAACAAAGATCAGTGTCAGTTACATCAGATGTTCTCACTTTAGTTTCAAACCAAAGGGCTTTATCAGATTGAACCTGAAAGATTTCATTTTTTTGTATAGAAGCACCATCATTATCTGTTGTTGCTGTTGAGTTTAAGTTTACTAAACCATTCAGTTGATCTGCTGCAATTGCTACAGACGCTCCTGAATCTTTTACGACAGTCCATCTGTGACCTGTGTTAGAATCAAATCCAATTCTATCAAAGTCATCAAAATAAACTACATAATCTGGGTTTTTATCAATTGGTAAATTTTCAAACCATTTCTTATCATTATTCTTACCTGCGAAAAGAATTGGTCCTGTAAAATGCACTCCTGCCATTTTTTCTCCTAGTTTAAAAGATATAGTCCTCTAGGGTGTCTGCCAAGTCAGTCTATATCCAGTTTATATAATCTTGGTGTTTATATTATACAAAAAAAAAGGGGACTCGTAAGTCCCCTCCTTTACTTTTATGTTAAAAGATTTAAGCGGCTCCTGGTGAACCAAAAATACCTCTTGGATCAGAGAATCCAAAAGAATATCTTTCTCTTGCTTTAAATCTTACATTACCTGTATCAAAGTCACCTTCAATAGCAGTTTTAACAGGACTTCTAACGAATTGTTTCATTCCGTTAGGCGCATCTGTCATAATGAAGAAAGCATCAGTATCTGTTAGATAGTGATTAACTCTATAACCCTGTGGAATCATACCCATAGAAGCCATAGCATTAATGTCATTATCAGCAGTACCTACTCTTTGTGGAGATCTTAAAATTCTCTCAGCAGTAAACTGAAGTTCTTTTGGAATAATCAGTTTAACCCCTTGCATTGCAATTTTAAGTCCTCTTTCATCAACAAATGCAGCAATGTCAATTAAAGACTGCTCAAGTGATGTTTCTGAAAGGTCAGCCGCAGTAGACAATTCATTTCTGAATGTGCCACCAGTAGCAATTGGGTGATCAGTAGCACAAAGCTCCTTACCATCGCCACCTGCAAAACTGGAGTTAAATGCATTGTTTAATACATTTGCAGCTTTTACTTGTTTAGTGTTAGCCATAGAACGAGCTAAGGCTCTTGTATAACGAGCAGCTAATCTGTCATACAGATTATCTTCAATCGCTTCTTCAGTAATAGCGAATGCCATTGCAATAGTTTCGTGAGTGTACCTTGCAGTAAAAGATTCAGTTGCTTGGTCAAAAGTAACCGCACTACCTTCAGTTTTTACAGGTGCACTACCAAAACCTGTCAGCATCACTTCTTCTTCAAAAGCTCTATCTGATGCTTCTGATACAAAGATTTCAGCGTGTTCGTTTTCGTATCTATTATATTCTAAGCCAAAGAGAGCATTTAAACCAGGCTCTAGCTCTTTGACCAGTTGTGATCTTGAAATAGCCATATTTTATCTCCCTATACCCCAGTATCTGCAGCCGCTGATGGCGGATTCAGAAAATGGTTTTGGATTCTAACCACAACATTTGTATTTGCTGTAGTAGTATCCTCATTGTTAACATCTTGGCTTATATCTACTGCCTGCAATGGAATTGCATTTGTAGAGTCCGCAGTGCTGGTATCAAGTTGCACTTTGGATATGCCGGTTGCTGTGTTCCCAGTTACGTTTGTCGTTTTGTAGCCAATGAACAGACCTGCTCTTGTCATAGCTTCGTCTGAATCAACTAAAAACAGCGTATTAGGATCATCAATTACATTAGCAACAATATCACTAGCATTAATACTGCCAGGATAGTAATTACTAAATGTTGGTTTACTCGTAGTTGGATCAGTATAAAATACACCATTGAAAACACCAATTGGTTTAACAGCACCTGAACTTGCAGTAACATCATAACGTTCAATGTTTCCTGCTGCGACTGGAACTACCAAGTCACCTTGGAAAATAGCTGTTCCATAATTGGCTGCAATAGTATACCTATTCTGAGCGTTATTCCACGGAGCACCATTGAGCGATTTATAAGGTCTTAGACCAAATTTTTCACTTACGTTTGCCATAAAATATCTCCTTAATAAGGCATTAATATTACAGCGATGGCTTTTATCAAAAAATTATTCTGACTTACGACCACCACCAAAAGTTACACGAGATTGTCTGTTAATATTAACAGGCATCTCTGGTCGTTGCTCCCTTAGAATGTCTTGATCTACGGCCTTAACTTGGTCAGCAGTAACTTTTTGGAAATACTGCTTGCGTGACTCAACAATTTCTTCAGGTATCCTTGCCAACACAAGGCCACCAACCCCAATTAACCCCTGATAAGTTCCAGAACGAATTACAGGAAAGTCGTGATCACCAAGAGTGTTTTGGATTTCTTCTGCTCTCACAAATTCCCATCCTTCTCTTAGTTTCTTGGATACATTACCTGTATCCTCTTGTCCCATAAATTCTGTCCTTATCCACCTATGCACAAAACCTTTTGGTGCAGGGGGTGCATCTAGACTTGATGGAGGTGCCCAAGGCTTATTCCTTGTTGGTTTAGTTTCTTGTGACACGCGTGAGGTTCTTTTTAATTTTTCATTCATTTTTTTACTCCTTCACGAATTTTGCGTATTCTTCTAGTGGCACTCCTAATTTTTTGGCAATAGCCACCTGTGAACGAGTGAGTTTCACAGTCCTGCGTCCTTCCTGTTTACGCCCCGCAGAGGCAACAGTTTGAACGGGTTTCTTTTCACTAGCAAACTTATTTGGGAAATATTCCCTCATTTGTTTGTTTATCTCATTGTAATATTCATCAGACTCTGAGTCAAACCCTTGCGCTACTAAATCTTGATGAACCCCAAAAGCGGCACTGGTCATAACTTTATCGCTACCAAACCACTCATTTTCTTTTGCCCACTCTTGTGCTCTTGGACTTGCTGGTTGAACAGGAGCCTGAGCAGGGGCTTGTGTTTCTTGTTTAGGTGTTTCTTCAACTTCTTTCTTTTTTTCTTCTTTTTGTGCAGAATGAATTTTTGCTTTTTCTTTTTCAACAGCTAATTGAGTAAGCTTATCATTAGCTTCCATAATTTTATCTGTATCATTGTTTTCAATTGCACTTTTCAAAGCTGTTTTGACTTGTTCTCTTTGCGCATCAACACGAGCTTCAAATTCTTTAAAATAACTATCATCAACAGACGATAGTTTTTTATCTGTTGTATCATACTTTTTTTGTAATCCTTTTGCATAATCAACAGCTGCTTTTTCTCTTCGTTCAGCTTCTCTCATTTTTCGTGTCAATTGATCTATTCTCTTTTGCACATTTTGAGAAACCTCCTGAAGATTATCTTCAGTTTCTTTTTTCTCTTCTTGTTGAGGTTTTTCGTCTTCAACAACTTTTGCTTTTGTTTCTTGTTTAATTGGATCTGAATAACCTAAATCAACTTCAACCTTTTCTGGCTTTTCTTCTTTAGGTTTTTCTTCTATAGATACATCTTCTTCTTTAACGTCATCTGTATCTAATTCTACTTTATTTTCTTCTTGCATTTTTACTCCTTAGAATAAAGCGAGGATATCCTCGGGTTTGTTAATAGTTCCAATGATTTCATCATCGTTTAAAATGCGATGCTCACCATATTTTGTTTTAAAACGAGCACCAGCGTATCGTCCATATACAATGAACTGTCCCTCCTTGCACCACGGACCAGTAGGAAATTTGTTTTTATCTTTGTAACAAAGATCACCCATCTTCACCACAAAACCCACTACTGTGGTGAGTTGTTGTGTTTCAAGAGTTTTCTCTGTTAGATAAAGACCACCTTTAGTTTTTTGTTTAGGTTGGTAAGGTCTGACTAAAAGTCTATATCCTACAGGTTTTGGTAAAAGTTTGAGATATTGTTCCACTTCTTTTGGGCCCTTTGGAACTAAGGGTTCGTCATCATCTTTTTCAGGTGTGACTAATTTAGTATTAGGTTTGATCAATGTCATCTATACTATCCTCTCTATTTTGCAGGTCTTTAAGATCCTGAAGCACAGCTTCTAATGCTGCGAGCCTGCCTTTAGCATAGTGTAGTTGATCCACCTTGTCTATACCATAACAAATATGGTCTTTAGTTTTTTGTATTTCTTTTTTAATAAAGTGACGAACTGTCTGTATTGTATCAATATCAAGCATGTCTTAAATGTGACTTTGGTCCTAGTTTTTTCCTATGTGTAAGTCCATTTTTGTTATACCTTCTTTTTTTTCTTTTTACAAATACAACTTCTACTTTATGAAATTTTTTTACCATAGTATATTACCGGACTCCTATAGGGCATTCTATTATTTCTAAGCTTTGGAAATCGTTCACCACTACAATCTTTCAGTGTTAATAGTTTAATCTGTTTCGCCAATCTCTTTTTTCTCCTCTTGGACTCTGTATTTGTTTTTCACATACATGGTCACTGTGTGTGGTTATGACCATATCGTCTTTATCTGTACACGCGTAAAAACATTTTACGGAGTCTTCACCAAAAAAAGGATCAACTCTTTTTTCTTTATTTAGTCTGCAAGTAACATAATACTGATTTCTTTCATCGTATAGTTGTCCTTTACCAGACCATTTATAGTTTTTTGCTAATAATGG